TATTGGGATTCTGGTTCACCGGTTACCAGTCAAAATTTAAATGGGTACATGCAGGACCTAAGAGTTACTAAAGGGCTAGCTCGCTACACCGCAAACTTTACACCACCAACAGCTTCATTAGAAGGTTAGATTATGACTAGTAGAAGTACTTTAGTAGCGCGCAGATTATCTAAAGCGATAAAGAACGATGTATTTACTATTGATGGACAAATCGCATCAGCAGGAGTAAGTGCCAATCAATATGGTTCTTTGGCGGCTTTACCTCTTACTGGTATTGCTGCTGGTACTAAAGCTTTTGTAGAAGACTCTGATAGACTCTATATTTCAAACGGCACAGGCTGGTACAGTATTGCTCTTACTAACGCTAGTCCGTCTATTAGCAGCGCAGGTGATACAACTTATGCCATGAGTTACGGTTCGCCTATTACAATCTCTATAGATGCTATAGATTCAGATCAAACACCTCTTATATATAGTTTTAGTGAAACTGGTTTAGGATCATTAGCTACTGTAAGCAATGACTCATCTGAATTCACTATAGCTCCTACTAGCAATTATGCATTGGAAGGATCTTTTGATCTTACCTTTACCGCTAGTGACGGTATAAACACTGCAACTAGCTCCAGCTCGGCATTTACATTAGTAAATCAGGCACCATCATTATCTGGTACAGGCAATACGTATGCGCTAGCTAGCGATGGCACCACAACTACTAGTGTTACGTTAACTGGGTCTGACCCTGAAGGGCAAAATCTTATATGGTCTGCTTCCGGAGATGCTGGATTTAATTATATAGCTACAGTAAGTAATGTTGGTAATGTATTTACTATTACTCCTAAAAGTAGCGCTAATGCTCCTGGCGGCGGTAGCGGATCTTTGACGTTTACAGTATCAGATGGTGTAAAAAGTACTACAGGAAGCTCATCTTTTACTTTAGTATTTTTAGCTGATTGGTCTTCTTCTACATTAGAGTCTACGACAAACACTCCTGCCGGAAATGAAACAAAGGGATTAGGTAGTTTTTTTAGTATAGATAATGACGGAGAAAAAATAGCTGCTTCAATACCTGGTAATTCAGTAGATTTTAGTGGTAATTACATTGGTGGTAGCTATACTGCTAAAGCCGGAACCTTATGGTTTTATAACCGTTCAGGTTTTACTGTAAGTACGCAAACAAATGGATATTTCTCTAATGATGTAGCTAATGACCAATATGGTAAAGCTAATGCTGTTTCTGGGGATGGTAACTGGGCGGCAGTAACTGCCAGAAATGAAGTAGACGTAGATTTTTATAAGTGGAGTAGTGGCGCCTGGTCCTTACAACAAAGCCTAAACATCACAAATTCAGCCGGCACCTTTGGTAGGTGTATAGTATTAGATGAAGATGCCTCAATAGGGTTAGTTTCTGAAAGGGCTGGTACTAATAAAAGAGGCGCAGTGTGGATCTTAAGGCGAAGCTCAAACACGTGGAGTTACGAATCTACAAATATCACAAGTAATAGTTCTTCAAATAACTTTAGTTTCGGTTGCACTAGTCCTAGATTTGTTTATCCTGGAATGGAACCTTATTTAACCGATGATAAGTCTGATATAGAAGGTGAACGCTGTATGGCAATATCACGAGACGGTAATTATGCTGTTATAGGAGAGTTTAGGACAAACAGCGGAGTAGCTGGTAATGGCGCGATTCATATAGTTAGTTTAGGGTCATCTTCAGGATATACGCACTTGCAACGTATAGATAGCCCTTCAAGCAGAGCATATAGCCATTTCGGAGGAGCTGTAGCTATAAGTAGTGATGGTACTTGGATAGCAACCAGTGAAGCTGGTTGGGATAGCATGTCTGGAAATGATTCTGGTCACGTATATATTTACAAAAAAGGAGCTGGTAATAGCTGGAGTTTAGCTGATACACTAACTAAGTCTGCAGGATATTTTGATGGATTTGGACAAGCATTAGATTTAGATGGTGATGGGAATACTTTAGCTATAGGAGCAGCTGATTATGATAACGGTAGTAATAACTCTGAGGGAAAAGTTTACATATATAGTAGAGATAATAGCGCAGGTAGCAGTTGGACTGAAGAATCTACTATATCGTCACCCTCTGCGGCTAACTTTGGATTTTTTGGTTACGCCTTAAAACTTACTAAAGATGGCACCAGATTGTTTGTCGGGCAGCCAATATCAGCTGGACCGTCAGGTTATACCCACGGCGGGGCTTTTTATGTATATCAATCTAATTAAGGAACAAATTATGAGTATTGAAGATTTAATTAATAATGTAGTTGACCAGGACTTTGCGAAAGCAGGTCCCACGTTTCACGAGTTAATGCAAGATAGAATGAATGATGCATTAGAGCAAGAAAAGATTGCAGTGGCAGGTCAGATCTTTAATGGTGAAGAGCCAGAAGAAGAAGTTGAAATGGAAGCTGAAACTGATGATATCGATGTAGATGATGTTACTGATGAAGAGATTGAAGATGCTATCGATGAATTAGAGCTAGAAGAAGTAGAATAATTTATTTTTATAAATAAACTCAAAGGATTTAAACTAATGAACTTTAGTCAACTTCGTGAAAAAATGTCTAAGGGTATGCCACCAGGTGAGCATGCTTATGATAAGAAAATAAGCGGAGTGACTCTAATGATTCACAAAGAGAAGGGTAAATTTGTTACCTATATCGACGGTGAAAGGTTAGATGCATATCGTACTCAGCGTGAAGCTGAGAAGATGGGTAGAGAGTTTATTAAGCAAGCTAAGGGCAATTAGATGAAACTGATTACAGAATATACTGAAACAGATGTACAATGTATCGTCGAAGCAAAAGAAGACGGTAAAAAAGACTATATCATCGAAGGTGTATTCGCCCAAGCAGAATCAAAGAATAGAAATGGCAGAATTTATCCAAAGCCAATCATGGAAAAGGCCGTAGATAAATATGTCAAAGAACAGGTTAATGCTAAGAGAGCAGTAGGTGAATTAAACCATCCAGATGGTCCTACAGTTAACTTAGATAAAGTATCTCATCTTATTACCGATCTCAAAATGGAGGGAAGTGATGTGATGGGTAAGGCACGTATATTGGATACTCCAATGGGTCAGATTGTCAAAGGTCTTCTCGAAGGTGGTGTTCAACTAGGTGTCTCAACTCGTGGTATGGGTAGCCTTGAGCAGCGGAATGGTACCGCTTATGTCAAGGATGACTTTATTCTTAATACGGTTGATATCGTACAAGATCCATCTGCACCGAACGCTTTTGTTAATGGAGTTATGGAAGGTGTCGAATGGGTCTGGAATAACGGAATCATTGAAGCTCAAGAAATTGAAAAAATAGAGACTGAAATTAAGCGTGCTCCGCGTGCGGACCTTTATGAGGTTCAAACTCGCGAGTTTAAGAATTTCCTCTCGTTATTGAAATCTAACTTATAAGGAGTCAAATATGACTGATCAAGTAGAAAATCAGGATATTGAGCTCGACGAGGGAATCGAAGAAGCTCACGATCCAAAGAATGCGGAACAGCAATCTGTTGCAGCTACGGATAAAGCTGGTGAAGCCACTAAAAAAGCGCCGACGCGCAAAGGTGACAACACCAAGCAAGACCCAATGCCAAAAACTAAAGCTGGTCTGATCACTGCAATGAACAACCGTATGGCTGGCATGGACAAAATGGCCTTGACAGCGATGTATAAAATGGAAGAAGTAGAAGCTGATGAATCTTCTACTGTGATGGTTGAAGCTCCAGAAGTAGAATTTTCCTACTCAAATGAGCTTGATGCATTGGTCGAATCTGAGGCAACTCTTTCAGAAGAGTTTAAAGCCAAAACAGCTTTGATCTTTGAAGCAGCAGTAAAAGCAAAACTTTCAGAAGAAGTCGATCGTTTAGAAGAAGCATATAAAACCGAATTAGCGGAAGAAGTTGCTTCAACCAAAGAAGACCTCGTAGAGAAAGTAGATAGCTACCTCAACTATGTTGTTGAGAATTGGATGGAAGAAAACAAATTAGCTGTACAAGCTGGTTTGCGTACTGAAATCGCAGAAGGCTTTATGAGCAAGATGAAAGATCTGTTCGTAGAATCTTATGTAGAAGTACCAGAATCCAAAGTCGACCTGGTTGACGAATTGGCACAAGCTAA